ATCGAGAACGTGAACCGGTCGGGGAATGCGTCGCCCGGGCTCCAGTACTTGTAGACGCGGACCTGCTGTGCCGAGAGGATCTCGCGGAGGGTGTCGTTGACGAGCCAGCCGCTCTGTGAGTCGACGCGCATCCCGACGAACAGGTCGGCGGTCGTTTGGACCCAGAGCCGGTCGGAGTTGCCGAGCACGTAGCCGTCTTTCACGCCGGCAATGTTCGCGGGGGTGGTGAGGGTCAGCTGGGTCGCGCTGTCGATCGACTTGACCCGCGTGCCGGCCGGGATCCCCATGCCGGCGACGGCCATCCCGACGATCAGCCCGGTCGTGTCGATCGTGACCACGGGGCTGTCGTCGTGGAGCGTGCCGGTTCGCGTCACCGGGGCCAGCACGGTCGGCGTGTACGGCGCGAGGAATTGCTCGTCGCGGACCTGCGCCATCCGGTCGGCGAGCTCGAGGTTGGCGGTGCCCTCCGAGAGCCGCCAGGAGACGCTCTCGACGCGGAGCCGGCCGAGGTCGACGAGCTCGACGGTCTCGTCGCCGAAGCGGACGCCGCGCCTGACTGTCGCGTAGCCGCCGAACGCGAGGTTGCGGACGTCGTAGTCGGAGTCGAGTGTCCAGGGGATGCGGACGCCGCCGGTGCGGCGGATGATCGCGGTGCGGTCGATCGTGATCTCGCCACCCTCGATCGGCACGACGAACGTCGTCCCGTCGGGGAACGTGACGTCGCAGGTCGAGACGACCGCGTGCGGGTAGCGGACCGCGTCCTGGAACCGCTGGCTGATCGGTCTCATACGTCCGCCGCCGGCCAGGGGACGGGGGACATCGGTGGCGGCCGGTGCTCGCTCGGGACGCGGTAGAGCAGCTCGTCATAGCTGTCGTTCGAGGCTTTGACGTCCGCGTAGTCGTCGTATTCGGCGTGGACGTCGGAGTAGGTGTTGGTCGGCCGCACCGGCAGGTAGAGGTCGGGGTCGGGCCGCTCGACCTCGACGCACGAGACGACGAAGCGGCGCTCGCGGTATTGCGCGACGCGCGCGATCCGCTGTTCTGACCATTCGAGGATCGAGAAGTAGAGGTTGCCGACGCCGTGCTCGGGCGGGGTGCGGAGCAGCGAGGGGATCCCGTTCCCGAGCAGGTCGCGGGCCCGCAGCCGGCTGTCCTCGTCGGTCGTCGAGAAGACGAGCTCGAACTGTGGGGTGCGCGCGACGTCGGAGGTGACGATCGGCGCGCGCCGCGCGATGATCCAGTGGAGGCCGGTGTCGATCGCGTACTTGAGCTCGGGGAGCCCCTCGAGGATCACTCGGTTCGTGTTGACCGGGTAGGCGAGGTCGACGAGCCACGGGTCGTCCGTCGGGTTGCTTGGCACGGTGACGGTCGCCGTCGCCTCCGGGGAGAGCTGCCCGGCGTCATTGCCGACCTGGACGTGGTAGGTGAGCGGGATCCCGAGCGGCGGCTCGTAGTCGCGTGCGAACACGGTCGTCGAGGGGACGACGATCGCGTCGCGCGCTCCGCGGACATAGGCCACGCTCCCGGAGGGGCCGACACGCCAGACCCAGATCCGGGTCGCGTCGGCGGGGACGGTGATCGTGATGCGGACGCTGTCGGCGACGGGGTCGACCTCGGTCGCGGTGATCGTCGGTGCGACGGGGGCGGCCTGCGGGTCGGCGTTCATGCGCGCCCTCCTGCGAGCAGCGCCCGGGCCAGCCCGGTGTTCGAGTCCACGACCTCGGTGCGGACGATCCCGCGGAGCTCCGTGTCGCCGATGTAGACGCGCACCTCGAGGCCGCCGCCACCGCCCGCGGTCGGCGTCTGGATCGACGAGAGCGCGCGCCGCACTTGCGCGCCGTAGGGGACCGGGCCGGCGAGCCCGCCGCCGGCGCCGCCCGAGGCGCCGAGCATCCCCGCCTGCGCCGTCGCGGTCACGGGTGCCGGCGCGGTGCCACCACCACCGCCGCCGGGTGCCATCCGCAGCCCGGGGATCGCGCCCTTGATCGCGCCGACGAGGTCGCCCGGCGAGGGGATCAGCCGGCGGATCGCGTCGCCGATCCCCGAGAGCGCGTCGAGGATCCCGCGGTAGATCGCGCTGCCGACGCTCGAGCCGAACGAGCTCGCGGCGGCGACCGCGTCGCCGACGGCACCACGGATCTGCGAGGCGACCGCCGGGCCGACGCCGGCGACCGCGGCGACGCCGGTCTTGACGCCGTTCCAGATCGCCGAGCCGATCCGCTCGCCGACCGCGCGCGCATCGTCGACGAGCCCGCGCAGCAGGTTGAGCGCCGCATTGAACGCCGCGCGGATCGCGTCGTCGACCGTCGAGACCACCGCGACGATCCCGGTCTTGATCGCGGTGCCGACCGCGGTCGCCGCCGCCCTGGCGGCCTCGACGACGCCACGGATCACGGTGAGCGTCGCGCTGAAGGCGGCGCGGACGGCCTCGTCAATCGTGTTGACGACCCCCATGATCCCGTTCTTGATGCCGGTGCCGATCGCCGTGGCGGCCTGGACGAGCGGGCTGAGAAACAGCTGGAGCAGCTGCAGGATCGTGTTGAGCCGGTTGCGGAAGAAGTCGACGAACCCGTCGACGATCCCCTTGGCGGCGTCCCATGCCGCCGCCCAATCGCCGCGGAGCAGCGCCGAGATGAGCCGCACCACGTTCGTGACGATTTCGAGGACGGCCTTGAGGTCGCCGATGAACCCGCGGAGGATGATCGCGATCGCCTTGAAGGCGACCGAGAAGACGGGCTCGAGCTCGCGGACGAGCTCGGCGATCGCCTCGAATGCCGGCCCGAAATTGTCGACGAGGAATTTCACGGCCGGCGGGCCGTATTCGTTGATCGCGGCCATCCCCTCGCCGATCGCAGCGAAGAGCCGCTCGGCGATCGGGGCGAGCGCGACCGCGACCTGGTTCTTGAACAGCAGCCATTGCTCGGCGAAATCGCGGGTGCCCTTCTCGGAGTTGAGGATCGTCGACTGCGAGCTCTGCATCGTCTTGACGAGGTCGTCGATCTCGAAGCGGCCCTCGCGGATCGCGGCGGCCATGTCGGGCCCGGCGCGGGCGCCGAACGCCTCGATCGCCTTCTGGTTTGCCTCGCCCGCGGAGCCGGCGTTCTGGATCGCGGTGATCGTCTCCTGTAGCGCCTCGGCGGGCTCGCGGCCGGCCTTCGCGAATTTGCCGAGCGCGATCCGCATCGAGCCGGCGACCAGCTCGGTGTTGACGCCCTCCTTCTGCCACTTGCCGAGCAGCGCGGCCGAATCCTCGAACGAGAACCCGAGCTGGCGGAACGGCCCGCCGAACTTGGTCAGCAGCTCGGCGAGCCTCGTCGTCTCGGTGCCGGTCGCCTGCGACGCCTTGTAGAGGGTGTCGAGCCCCTCGCTCGCCTGCTCGCCCTTCAATCCCCAATCGCCGAGCAGCCTGGTCGAGCTCTCGATCGTCTGGCCGAGCTCCTGCCCGGTCACCTTCGAGAGCGCCGTCACTTGGGTCGCGAGGCTCTTCAGCGGCTTGCCGGTCATCCCGGTCTTCGAGGCGAGCTGCGCGACGGCGGTGCCGGCGTCCTCGAACGAGATCGGCACCGTCTTGCCGACGTCTTTCGCGATGTCGACGAGCCCGTCGAGGTCGTCGCCGCTCTTGCCGGTCGCGGTCGCGATCGTGTCGGCCATGTCGTCGAACTGCGACCCGATGTCGTAGAGGTATTTCCCGACGAGCACGGCGGCGCCGGCGGCCGCGCCGACCAGCCCGGCCTTCAGGCTCGTCCCGAGGATCGAGCCGAGCGGCCCGAGCTGCGACTGCAGGTCGGACTGCAGCCCGCCGAGCTGCTTGCCGACGCCCGACTTGTCGAACTCGACGCCGACGTAGGCGGTGCCGATCTCGTTAGACATCGGCCACCTCGGTCGGGGTGATCCGGGTGCCGGTCAGCGCGGCCAGCTCGAGCACGCCGACCCGGGTCTCGGCGCCGGCGGCGACGTCCGCTCGGGCGGTGAGCCACTCGGGGCGTGGCACGCGGCGGGGCTCGTCGAGGCGCCTGCGGCCGCTCGAGTGGGCGCGCACGAACGCGGCCAGCTGGACGGCGAGCAGGTCGACGGTCTGCGCCTGCAGCTCGACCGCGGCCGGCCAGGCCTCGCCGGCGGCCCGTTCGAGCGCGTCGAACATCGGCCCGTCGAGGTCGACGAGCTCGGCCGGGCCGATCCCGGTCGCGGCGCTCACACGGGCGACTCGCTCTCGGTGCGCGTTGCCGCCGTAGGGTCCTCGGTCGGCTCGCCGTTCTCGCTGGGTGCGCCGGCGATCGTCGGCCGGTCGATCTCGGCGACCCGCTCGAGCCACTCGGCGAACGGGAGCTCGCTCCCGGACGCGTGGTGCGCGAGCCAGCACGCTTCGCGCATCACGTCGGGCCCGTCCGGCGCGACCTTCTTGAACTCGTCGGCGAACGCGATCAGCGCGGCCGGCTTGCCGGCCTGGATGACCTCCTCGCTGCCGTCCTCGTAGACGACTCGGATCTCGACGCGCATCTCACGCCGCCGTCCCTGCCGGCACGCCCCTGTCGGCGCTCGTGAGCCGCTCGACGAGCTCGGCCTTGAGCCGCTCGACGAGCTCGGCCTTCGTGCCGCTCGTCGGGAGGCCGCGCGCCTCCAGTTCGGCCTGGAGCTCGGCGACGGTCATGTCGTCGTAGCCCTGGGTCATCACCGTGGTGGCGCCGAAGCCGGGCAGGTCGCCGACGATGCTCCACGACGGGGTCGAGGCGAGCACGGCCAGCTCGAGCGGGAGCCGCACCGCGTCCGTCCGCGCGAGCGTCGTCTCGACGTCGCCCTGGATCTGGACGCGCGGGAACACGAACCGGAACTGGAAGCCGCCGTCGACCGCGTCGATCAGCATCGCGCGGACGTCGCTGGCGCCGGGGACGGGCGGCGTGTACGTGTACGGGGCGGCGCTGCCGGCCCACGTGCCGCCTCGGTAGGCGAGCATGATCGACTCGCGGTCGAACTCGAGGAGCTCCATCTCGACCGTCTTCGGCTCGGCGGTGACGAGCACGCGGACGGGGTCGGTCGACTGCCACGCGTTGATGTCCTCCTGGTCGCGCGACATCGTGATCGTGACGCCGTCGTCCGAGGTGTAGCCGATGTCGAGCCACGGGTCGGGCGGGTCGGCGAGGTCGGCGGGGATCGCGGTTCCCTCCGGTGCGACCCACACCGTGCCGGTGCCGGCGACGGTGACGTGCGTCGGCTGCTTGTTCTCTGCCATCGGGGGCCTCCTCTGGCCTCGATTCCCCACGCTCGGGCTTGAGCGCGGGTCGCTGCTACGCCGCGGCGGGGACCACCGCCGGGCGGGTGTAGATCGTCACGTCAGCGATGTAGCGCGGCCGCGGCGGCTTCCATGTCGGGTCGGGGAGCCAGCGCAGCGCGCCGAAGGTCACGCCGGTCACGGAGCCCTCGGCACGGACGGCGCCCTCGAGCTCGCAGAGCGCGGCACGGACGGTCGCGGCGAGCTCGTGCGCGAGCGCCTTGGGGCCGCCGTAGCAGTCGAGCTGGAGCAGCGCCTCGTCGAGCACGAGCGGCTGCGAGAACGGCGGGAAGCCGCCGGTCCGCTGCACGAGCACGAGCGGCTCGTCGCCCTCCTGCGCGGGAAACGCGGTGTAGACCCGCTCGCCGACCAGGGCGGCGACGTCGAGGTGCTCGCGCAGGAACCGCGACACGAGCCGCTCGCAGTCGGGCAGCAGCGCCAACATGCCCGTGCCCGTGACCGGGGACGGCAGGGGACCGAACCCGCTGTCGAACCCGGGGTCGTAGGCGCTCACAGCACGACCACCAGCGAGACGGTCACGGCCGAGTTGTCGCCCGGCTGATCGCCGCTGATCGAACGGACGCCGATCGGCACTTCGCGGTAGCCGCCAACGTCGACGCTCGGGCCGGTGACGTCGGCGACGAGTTGGCCGCTCGGGCCGGTGATCCAGACACGCGACGCGACGGCGCCGTCGAGCAGCGCGAAACCGAGCGCGGTTCCGTCATCGGCCGTCTCGGAGACGAGAGCCTTGCTCGCGAACATCTGCCAGGGCTGATCCATCGTCACGTGCCCGGCGTCGGGCGCGCCGCCACTTGCCCAACGGAACGGGTACGCCTGGGAGGAGCTCGCGGCCATCTCGTAGAGCTCGGTCACGATCGCCCGCAGGTCGGCCGGGCTGATCGCCCCGGCGGTGTTGTCGGGCAGCAGCGCGAGCATCTCCTCGAGCGTCACAGCGGCCGGTACCTCAGGCCGAGCCCTTCGACGGCCCGCTGGATCGGCCGGTAGGGCGGGTTCCAGCGGGTCCCGAACTCGAGCCAGTGCCAGAAGGGCGAGTTGGGGAAGACGCGCGCCTGCGGCCGCTCGCCCTCGTTGGTCGCCGGCGCGACGGTCGGGTCGTAGCTGCGCTGCATCGTCCCGGACTCGACGGGCACCTGGCCGGGGATCGCGAGCGCGATCGCCTCGGCGGCGTCCGCCAGCGCGGGCGCGGCGATCTGCTCGATCGTCGTCTCAGCGTCGGGGTTCATGACGACACGCGTCGGCGTGGTCATTCGGTCTCCCGCGCGTAGCACTCGAGGTGGTGCAGCCCGCCGGTGCGCGGGTTGACGACCGGCCAGGCGTCGCCCTCGAGCTCGAGCGTGCGGCCATCGTCGAGCCGGATCGCGTCCCAGCCGCGCGCCGGCGCGGTGGGCGGCAGCCAGACGCGCCAGGTGACGATCTGCACGGCGCCGTCCTGTTCCTCGCGTGCGCCGGCCTGCTGGAGCTCGCAGCGAGTCGCGGTCTCGCCGGTCACGGTCCACGCCGGGTTGCCGTACTCGTCGGGGGCGCCGTCCTGGACGCGGGTCAGCAGCGTGCCCTGATGCTGGAGCAGCCGGTCGATCGTCGGGGCCGACATCTCAGCCCCACCCGTCCAGCTTCGCCCACAACAGCAGCAGCGCGATCGCGACGAGCGCGCCGTTGCCGGCCCGGTCGCTCACAAGCAGGCCTCCTGGAGCTCGTCGAGATTGCGCTGCCACCAGTCGGCCGGCCAGTCGCAGCGGCCCCACGGCGACGTGTCGAGGTCGACGAGCCCTGAGCGGGCCATCCACGGTCCGAGCGCGAGTAGCTCGTAGGTGGTCAGCCAGAGCCCGACGCTGGCCGGGTCGGGGATCGAGAGCCGGTAGCTGTAGGCGCCGATCGACTCGGAGACCACGGGGGCGCCGGTCGAGTCAGCGAGCACGAGCCGGCCGGCGACCGTCAGCCCGACCAGCTGCACCGGCGGCGGCAGCGGGTCGGGGATCGGGTTCGGGTAAAGCGCGGCCTGCAGCGCCAGCGTCGCGAGCTGGGCGCAGCGGGTCGCGTCCTCGAGCGAGGTGCCGGGGATCAGCGCCTGCACGTCGGCCGGGTCGATCACCGGGTCGGGTAGCGCCTGAGGGGACGGCGCGACGATCGGCGCCCCCTCGTGCTCGAGCTGGTCGCTCACGCCGTGACGCCCGCCTCGGTGAGCAGCCGCTGCTTGTCAGCGACCGTCTTGGCGGCGCTGACGTCGACGCCATGCTCGGCGGCCAGGCTGTCGAGCTCGGCGTGTGTGCGCGGCAGCCCGCCGCCCGCTGCCGCCGGCGGCGCCGGGCGATGGCCCAGCGTCTGGCGGCGAGCGGCGAGCTTCGACGGCGTCAGGAGCCGCTTGCGGCGACCGACCACCATCACGCCGTCCAGTCGACCGCCGCGAACGCGGACGCGTTGCCGCTGTTGTCGGGCAGCACCGGCGTCCCGAGCGCGTAGCCGAGCTTCATCCACACCTTGAGCGCGACGAGGTTGTCCTGGAACGAGTTGGCGATGATCTCGCCGGCGTCGTCCTGCAGGATCGCGTCGTCGGAGGTGCGGAACGAGATGTCCTCGCGGACACCGACGAGCAGGTAGCGCCAGTCGCCTACGAGCGCGTCGGCGATCGTCGTGTCCCACTCGGGGCTCGTGACGATCGGGACGCCGGCGTAGGCGAGCGTGGGTACGGTCGCCGGGGTCTCGCCGATCACCCGGTACTCCTGCCGGATCGCCGACTTGATCGAGACACGCGAGCCGATCCCCGTCACGTCGAAGCCGGACTCCTCGACCTGCGAGAAGCCGGCGTCGATCGCGGCGAGCGCGTCTGCGCCCTCCACCGGGTCGCCGACAGCGCCGACCACGCCGGTCGCGAGCCAGCCGGGCGGCTCGCCGTTGCCGAACAGGATCGCGTCGTCGATCAGCCGTGACAGCGCCGTGACGAGCGTCGGGCGCACGTTGCCCCACACGTCGAAGCCGGCGTCGCCGATCCAGTTCTCCGGGATCGCGAGCGTCGCCGCGATCTCGGCGGGCACGAGCTCCTCGTGGCTCCACTCGATCTTCGTGGCGGGCTTGCGGCCGCCGTAGCGGCTCGAGGTGAACTTCGCCTGCGGCATGAACGAGACGATCGGCAGCGCCTGCGTCGCTTCCGACATGCGCTGCACGTTCGCGAGCTCGAGGACGATGCTCTCGCGGGCGATGGCCTCGAGGAACTCGCTCGAGACCGACCGAGGCACCATCCCCTCGAAGTCAGTGGCCATGCGTTGGCCCTCCTTGCGTTGCGAAGGTGATCGGGGATGTCCGGCGCGGCGAGCTCCGCTCGCTCAATGCGCCGGCCCGCCTCCGGCGGGGGCCACGCGCGCCCTCCGGGCGCCGCGCTAACCGCGAGGGTAGCGCGGTATGCAGTTGGCGGCTAGCGGCGCACGGCGCCGCGGATCCAGCTGGACGGGTCGTCCTTCGGGTCGCCGCCGCGCTGGCGGACGCCCTGCGTGCGCGCGCCGCGGGCCGTGTCGCCGTTGGAGACGCCGTAGTGCGGCTTCGCCTCCAGCAAGTCGTCGACGGCCTTCGTCGCGGCGCGCAGCAGCTGCCGGTCGTCCTGCTCGTCGGCGTCGTCCTCGAGCTCGTCGCGCAAGCGGAGCGCGTCGTCGGGGTCGGCGAACTTGCCGGCCGCGGCCTGCAGCAGCACGCGCTCGACGCGGGAGCGGCGCAGCTGCGAGACGAGGCCACTGTTCTCGCTCGTGAGCCGGTCGACGTCGCCCTTGAGCCGTTCGACCTCGGTCTGGTCCTTCGCCTTGAGCTTGGCGAGCTCGCCCTCGGCCCTCTCGAGCTGCTCGCGGCGCTTCTGCGCATCCTTGCGCGCGTCGGAGTTGCCGCGCTCGAGCTCGCGGATCCGCGCGGTCGCCTCCTCGAGCGTCGCCGGCGCGTCGGGATCCGGGTCGGGATCGGGGTCGGGGTTCGGGTTCGGGTCGTCGGCCATGCTGGTCCTCCTCAGAACGGGATGTCCTCGTCGGCCTTCGCCCGCCAATACTCGGCGAGCTCGTCGCCCTCGAGGTCGGGGATCACGGAGCAGCGGTCTCGGTCGTGGAACGGCACGTCCTCAGGGCTCGAGTAGGTCTGCCCGCTGACGGTCTGGCACCACTCGCACGCGTCGCCGCCGGGGTCCTTGAGCCACCCGGTGATCTTCGCGCCCGAGGCCTCGGCGCCGGTGTCGAGCCCGACGCGCTGCGCCCGCGCGAGGTCGTTTGACGAGAGCGCGTTCGCGTAGGACGCGGCCGCCAGGATCGCCTTCGTGCTCGTCTCGCCGTCGGCGACCCACCGGCGTGCGCGGAGCATGGGCGCGACGAGCGAGCGCGAATCGGGGGTGACGAGCACGCCGGAGCGGAGCAGCGCGAGCCCGACGTTGATCGTCGCGCGGCGGCCGCGGGTCGTCGGCCGGACGAGCGCGGTCATGTAGCCGGCGGCGTTCGTCGCGGCGGCGTTCTGGCCGCCGGCGACCGTCGGGTAGGCGCGCGCCACGTAGGCGTCGATCGAGTCTTGCGAGAGGTCGGGGAGCGCCAGCAGCGTCGTGCCGAGCACCCGCGCGACGCCGTCGACCAATGCGCGCTGCCGGTCGCGGTAGCGGCGGTCGAGCAGCCGGCGCGCGCTGTTAGCTGCCACCCTCGGTCGGCGTCGGCACGGCCGGCGCCAGCGCGGCGAGCTCGAGCGCCTCGGCCGCGGCCTCGACGCGCATCCGGTCGATCGCCTGCGGCGAGTAGCCGACGAACGACCAGAGCGCCTGCGTCGGGATCCCGATCGCCTGCAGCTTCGTCGCGGCGTCCGCGATGACCGCCGGGTTGCGCCGCTCGGGGCTGCGCCACTCGATCTGGAGCTCGGTGTCGTCGGCGATCTCGGCGAGCCCGGCGGCGCTCGCGGCGAGCCGCACAATCCGTTCCCACGATTCGCCGAACGAGGCCTGCCGGTCGACGCACTTCGTCACGAGCCCGGTCTCGCTCGTGATCAGGCTCTCGGCCGACGGTGGGTTGGCCAGGTTCGACTGCACGAAGTAGTACGACGGCACGCGCGAGATCGCGGCGAGCTCGGCGATCTCGTCGTCGACGGCCTTGAGGTACTGGTCGATGTCGCCGGAGGGGAACGCGCCGAATTTCGCGTCCGCGGCGGCGGTCGTCCAGAGCCGAAGCGGGCCCGACTCGAACGGCGGTTTGACCTGGCCGGTCTCGGGGTCGCGCTCGGTCGAGACGGCGAGGCCGGTCGCCCACTTCTGCGGGAACGTCACGCTGTAGACGCCGATCAGCTTCGCGAGCTCGAGCTCCTGGATCCGCTCCATCACGGGCAGGAGCTCGTCGAGCTCGGAGAGGCCGGCGGTGGCGGCGGTCGGCCGGTTCTCGAACGGCACGAACGGGACGGCGCCGAGCCCGTTCGCGACCACGACCGGGTCGCCCCACGCGGCCCGGGCGCGGTCGGCGAGCGGTGTTCGGGTCGGGTCGCGGTAGCTGGTCGTCCAGCTCGCGACGAGACCCGGCGTGTAGAGCTCGACGAGCCATTCGCCGTCGCCGCCGACGAGCTTGATCGCGGCGGCGGTCTGGCGGCGGTCGCCCGGCACCGGCTCGTGTGCGACCTCGAGGCACGTCTCCGGCGTGATCCGAACGCTGTCGCCGTCGCCGGCGACCGACGCGTAGCTGATCCCGGTGATGAACGACTCGGTGTGGACGTCGCGCTGGTCGGAGTCGATCCGGTTCGCCTGCAGGAGCTCCCACGCTTGCCGGTCGGCCTCCTCGCCGACCGTCGTGTGGACGCCCTGAACGACCATCCGCTCGGCGATCGAGTCGACGACGAGCCGAGCCCAGGCGCCGCGCGCCATCTTCCGCAGCCGCTGGAACGGCGGCCGGTAGTCGGCCGCGGCCGGCATGTCGGGCGGGTCCTGCTGGCAGCGATACCAGCGATAGAACTCGCCGGCGACCTCGCGCTGGAGTTTCAGCCTGCCGAGCAGTCGGTCGCGGAGCCGCTCGAGCGCCTCGTCGTCGGCCGGCTCGGTCTCGGTCGCGACGGGCCCCTCGTCCAGCACCATGCTCACGGCGCAAGCGTGCCAGAGCGCGCCGGCGGGTGTCTAGCGGCGCTTGCGGCCGCGAGCGCGGTAGCCGGGCCGCTTGCCGCCCTTGCGGGTGCCGGGCCGGTGCAGCACGCCCTTGCGCGTGCCGACCGTCGCGACCCGGTTCCCCCACTTCTTGCGGACGGCGCGGGCGACGTGCGCGTAGCTGCCGCGGGTCTGCGGCTGCGCCGCCCGAGCGAGCGCGTTCCGTGCGCGCGCGAGGGTGTCGATCGGGTAGCGGCGTGTCGCCGGGTAGGCGAACGAGGACGCCGGCAGCCGGTTCCGCCGCTTCGCCCTCAGCGGCGCCACGGGGCTACTCGCCGGGGTCGGCGGGCTCGGGCTCGGTCGGCTCGGGCTCGGGGTCGCCGGGCTCGGTCGGCTCGGCGGGCTCGGTCGTCTCGTCGCTCATGCGCGCGAGCGTACCAGCGGCGTCAATAACCGACGAGGCGGCGCGAGGTCGGCGGGTCGAGCGCGCCGGTCGCGATCGCGTCCGCCCTGGCCTCATAGGCGAGCACGGCGCCAACCGCGAGGTCGATCTTGTCCGGCGACCCAGGCCGCGCCTTCTGCAGCCAGTAGCCGCCTCTCGCCTCGCGCACGTGCGCGTTGAGCACGTGGCGGCGCAGGTCGGCGTCGCCCGAGTGGCGGACGGTGCCGGCCTGCACGTCGGTGCGGAGCCGCTCGGTCGCGGACATCATCCGCGAGCGGTTCGTGTGGTAGCGGACGACGAGCTCGTCGCCGTACTCGTGCGCCCACGCGTCGATCTCGGTTTGCCAGAGCGGCGGGTCGAAGTAGCCGCGCACGATCCGGTAGGTCTCCATGATCGTGGCCATCCGCGCGTCGACCTCGCCGGCGGGCACCTCCCATTCGCCGGCGCCGGGGTGCTCCCACAGGCCGAGCGGCTGTAGCAGCCCGTCCTCGAGGCGGCAGCCGACGAGCACGGTCGCGTCGGAGGTACGCGAGCCGTCGAAGCCGATCGCGATCCGGTCGCCCGGCCGGAGCTCGTCGTCGTGCGCGCACGCGTCCCAATCCGGCGCGCGCATCCACCACGCTTCGGCGCCGACCCAAATCCCGCACGTGAACCGCTGCCACTGCCACGGGTGCGAGCGGATCGACGGGGAGTCGTGGCGGGTCTGGAGCATGTCGAGCGTCTGCCACGGCGCCGGGTTGACCTTCTTGACAATTCGGACGTCGTCGACGTCGTCGTCCTGGTCGAGTGCCCACTCGTGCAGCACGAAGCCGCCGGTGCCGTCGCTCGCGTAGAGGTACTTTCCGCGCCGGCGCTGCACCGGGAGTTTGTGCGCCGCGGCGCGCATCAGCCCGAGCGGCGATCCCTCGTGGTCGCCGGCGGTCGAGATCGTCAGCATCTGGCCGCCGCGCGGCCCGAGCCCGTCGCGGAACACGCCGTAGAGCTGCGCCGACTTGGCGCGGCCGAGCTCGTCGACGAGCGCGAGCGTCGGGATCACGCCGTCGGCGGTGTCGGCATCGGCGGCCAGCACGCGGATCCGGCCGTCGTCGCGGCGCGCGCGGATCTCCCTGTAGCCGCGCTTGGTCACGACGCGCTCCTGGAGCTCGGCCGAGCGACGCACGAACCCGACGGCCTGGTCGTAGAGGATCGAGGCCTGCTCGCGGCTCGTGGCGCCGACGACACACTCGGCGTCGCTTGTGGTGATCAGGTGCCAGAGCGCGAGCGCGGCGAGCAGCGTCGTCTTCCCGTTCTTCTTCTGGAGCAGGATCAGGATTTCGATCACGCCGTCGAAGTAGTCGCGGAGCATCCGCCGCTGTTCGGGGTAGAGCACCATCGGGCCGCCCTGCTCGAGCGTGAGGCCGCCGCAAAACCGCTCGAACAGCGCGAAGTCGCCGTTACGTCGGCTGCCGTTGCGCCCGTTTGCGCGCGAGCTCATCGATCTCGTCGAACAGGCCGAGCGGCGTCTCGACCGGCTCGAGGTCGGGGGCGTGCGGCTCCTCGAGCTCGTCGCGCTCACGCGGGATCGGCCGCGCCCCGGGCTTGCCCCACCGCTCCGGGTGCGCGCGCTCGAGGTACCAGGCCGACGCCTTCCAGTCGCCGTCCTGCGCCGCCTTCGCGATCCGCGCCACATGCGTCGCCTCGCCCTTCGCGCGGGCCTCGTCGACCCGCCGGCGCAGCTGCCGGTACGGCTCGTCGGCGTCACGCAACGAGAGGCCACGTTGCAGCCACTCGCGGAACGTGCGTGGCGCGACGCCGGCCGCCTTAGCGGCGGTCTCGTCGTAGTTGCCGGCACTGAGCAGCCGGACGAGCTCGTCGGCCAGCTCCTCGGTCAACAACGTCGGGCGGCCACCGCGGCGCTTCAGGTGAAAGCCGCACAGGTCGGAGCCGGTCGCGGCCTGCCGGCGGCACGGGGTGCCGCGCACGGTCGTCTGACTACACCGCGGCACGGGCCCGCTTGCGTCGGCGTTCGAGCTCGGCCTCGCGTCCGGTGTGCCGCTTCCACCGGTCGACGATCACGTCGCAATAGCCGGGCATCAGCTCGATCGCCGCTGCACGGCGGCCGAGGTTCTCGCACGCGATCAGCGTCGTCCCCGACCCGCCGAACGGCTCATAGACGAGCTCGCCGCGGCGGCTCGAGTTGGCGATCTGCCGGCCGACCAGCCGCACCGGCTTCATCGTCGGGTGCAGGTCGGCGCTCGTCGGGCGGTCCTCGCGGATCACGGTCGTGCGCCGCTCGTTCTGCAGCTGCCGCACCAGCGTGACCAGCTCGCGCTTGTCGAGCTTGCGCACGTCGACGTCGTCGTCGATCACGGTCGAGGCGGTGTTGTCGCCGTTCCAGCGGTGACCGGCGCCCGGCTTCCACCCGTAGAGGATCGGCTCGTGCTGCCAGTGGTAGTCCTGGCGGGACAGCACGAACGCGTTCTTCACCCAGATCAGCACCTGGTGGAACTCCCACCCGGCGTCAAGGAAGGCGCGACGGAAGGTGTTGCCCTGGCTGTCGGCGTGCGCGAGGTAGATGGCGCCGCCCACGCGGGTCCGGTCATGCGCAAGCGTCAGCGCGCCGTGCACGAGCTCGTAGAGCAGGTCGCGGTCGGTGAAGTCATTCGCGAAGCTCGGGCCGCGGTGGCGCGTCCGGTAGCCCTTCCGCGTGCCACGCGGCGCGTGGTAGTCGACGCCATAGGGCGGGTCGGTCCAGACCATCTCCGGGTTCTCGCCGGCGAGCAGCCGGTCGACGTCGTCGGCGACCGTCGAGTCGCCGCACAGAAGCCGGTGGTCGCCGAGCTGGTACAGGTCGCCGAGCTTCGAGCGTGGCGTCGCCGGGACGGGTTCGGGCTCGGTGTCGCGCCACGCGTCGCCGTCGCCGCCGCGCTGCAAGTCGTCGAGCAGCCGGTCGAGCTCGCCGGGCGCCCACCCGGTCCCCTCGAGCCCGCCCTCCAGCGAGCGCAGCAGCGCCGCGAGCTCGGCGTCGTCGTAGCCGCCGCGGTCGGCGGTGCGGTTGTCGACCAGCACGATCCGGGCGGCCTGGTCGTCGTCGACCTCGACGAACGTCGCGGCGATCTCCGTCCAGCCAAGCTCGACCGCGGCGACGAGGGTGTGGTTCCCGGCGAGCACCTCACCGGTCCCCTGCCTGGCGACGATCGGGCGGTACTGGCCGTGTGTCTCCAGCGACCGACGGATCGCGTCGAGGTCGCCGCGGCGCGGATTCCGCTCGAAGGGGCGCAGATCGGCGATCGGGACGCGGAGCGCGGCGAGGGTGTCGGGGATCCCGCTCACTCGAGCAGGTGCCATGCGTCGCGGCAGTCGGCGGCGATCGCGCTGTACTTCGTCCGGTAGCGGGGCGCCGAGCTGAGCGAGAAGGCGTAGTCGCCTCGACCGTGGCCCGCGGCCTCCAGTCGCTCTCGGGGCACGATCCACCACGCGTCGATAGGCACAGCGTGGCAGATGATGAAGCCTGCGGTTGGCGGTCTCGTCGAATAGCGGCGACTCCCGTCGGCGCGGTACACGACGCGCCCCGAGTTGAAGACCCAGGTGTGGCCCGGCTTGCCTCGCCGACGCGAGCTCTTGACGTTGACCGTATGCCGGTAGTTCACGACGAGGTCGACGCCGTCGTCGTCGACGATGGGCACGGCGACCTTGAAGCCGAGCCGGAGCATGACGTCGATCGCCGCTCGCTCGCTGAGGGCGCCGTCGAGAGTCGTGTTCCTGCCAGTGCCGGCGTCGCCGTTCCCTCGCTCGAGGTCGAGCTCGTAGGGGGCGACGTCGAAGAGCCGTGGGGGCTCGTGCACGTACTCTCTCCCCGGCGCGCGCTCGAGTGCCTCCGATTGGTATTGGGCGCGCGCCCGTTGACTTGCTCGTCGAGGTTAGCGCGGCCACTCGCGAGTCCGCCAGTCGCCGGGTCGCCGATCTTGGCCGCCTACTCGCCGCCGGCGTCGCCGGCGTCGCCGGCGTGCTGTCGAGGTTTCCGCCGCCGGTCGCCGGCGAGCTCGGCCGCGGTTTTTTCCACGGCGTCA